ATAAAGCCGTTGAAATAGCTAAGTCTGATAAGACTAAGGAAACTATTAATAGAGCTGTAGATACAGCTAAGAATACTGCTTCGACTGTTAAGAGTGCTGGCAATAAAGCTATGGAAACGGCTAAGAATACTGCCGCAACTGTAAAGAGCGCTGGAAACAAAGCCGTAGAAATAGCCAAGTCTGATAAGACCAAAGAGACTATTAACAAAGTTACTAATACAGCTAAGAATACCGCTTCGACCGTTAAGAACGTTGGATCTAAAGCTGTCTCAACAGCGAAGAATACAGCAGCAACAGTAAAGAGCGCTGGAAACAAGGCGGTTGAAATAGCTAAGTCTGATAAGACTAAACAGACTATTAATAGGGCTGTAGATACAGCTAAGAATACTGCTTCGACTGTTAAGAGTGCTGGTAATAAAGCTATAGAAACGGCTAAGAGTACTGCAACAACTGTAAAGAATGTTGGTAATAAAGTTGTTAAAAATACTGCGAACACAGCCAAGAAAGTTTCTTCGAGTTCTGCAGTAAAGAATGGCAAATCGGCCGCGTCTAAAATAGTTACTCGTACTACTAATTTGGCCAAATCTATTGATCCGAAAGTTGTATCTGAAGGAAGTAAAATGTTTAAATCGTTTAATGAATCTTTGGATAAGATCAATGAAACATATCAGATGAATATGGCTGAAGCTAGACGAAATAGTAAGAAGAAATAGTAATAAACAGAAAGGCTAATATTCAAAATGTCTCTTTCGAATACAGCAGTTCCGACTTATTACGGAATGTTTCGCGATGCAGTTATTCGCGGTGAAATTCCTGTCTGTCGGGAGATTTCGATGGAGATGAACCGAATAGACAGGCTTATAGCGAATCCTCGATATTACTACGATGATTCTGTAGTAGAAGGATTCATTGATTTCTGTAACTCAGAACTAACCTTAACGGATGGTTCTGATTTATATTTGTTGGATACGTTTAAACTTTGGGCGGAACAATTACTTGGCTGGTATTACTTTGATACTAGATCAATTTATGTTCCTAATGAGAATGGCCATGGTGGTCATTATGAGAATGTTCGTTTTAAGAACCGTCTTACGAAGAAACAATATTTGATTGTTGGTCGAGGAGCGGCTAAGTCGATGTATGCGTCTACTGTTCAGAGTTATTTTTTAACGGTAGATGCTTCAACAACGCACCAAATCACAACGGCTCCGACAATGAAACAAGCTGAAGAGGTCCTCAGTCCATTTAAAACGTCTATCGTTCGGGCTAGAGGACCTTTATTTCAGTTTCTTACAGAGGGCTCTCTTCAAAATACCACTGGATCAAAATCTAATCGTGTAAAGTTAGCATCAACTAAAAAGGGCATCGAGGATTTTCTTACGAATTCTCTTTTAGAGATTCGTCCTTTTAGTATTGATAAGCTTCAAGGACTTCGCTGTAAATGCGCAACGATCGACGAGTGGCTTTCTGGTGATATTCGTGAAGATCCTATTACTGCTATTGAACAAGGATGCGCTAAAGGCGGTATAGATGACTATGTCATTATTGCTACATCGTCGGAAGGAACTGTTCGAAATGGTTCTGGTGATTCTATCAAAATGCAGCTTTTAAAAATTCTTCGCGGCGAATTCGATGACGATGAATCTGCGGAGATGTTTGATGATACGTCCATTTGGTATTACAAACTTGATGATATTCATGAAGTTGGTGATCCAAGATTCTGGATTAAAGCGAATCCTAATTTAGGTCAAACGGTTACGTATACGGCTTATGAAAAGGATGTAGCTAAAGCCGAGAACTTTCCAGATCAACGAAATGAAATTCTTGCTAAGAGATTTAATCTTCCTATGGAAGGTTATACGTACTTCTTTACGTATGACGAAACAAAAGTCCATGGAAAACGAAATTTCTGGAATATGCCTTGTGCAATGGGGGCAGACTTATCACAGGGGGATGACTTTTGTGCTTTTACGTTTTTGTTTCCTCTTCGCGATGGAAGCTTTGGTGTAAAAGTTAGAAGCTATATTACTTCTAAAACTCTTGCCGAGCTTCCTCTTGCCATGCACAGTAAGTATCAGGATTTTATTAGAGAAGGAAGTTTGATTGTTTTAGAGGGTGTTGCCCTTGACATGATGCAGATCTATGAAGATCTTGATCAATTTATTATCGATAACGAATACGATGTTCGTTGCTTTGGGTTTGACCCGTATAATGCTAAGGAGTTTGTTACTCGTTGGGAAACGGAGAATGGACCGTTTGGCATTGAAAAGGTCATTCAAGGTGCTAAGACGGAATCGGTTCCTTTGGGAGAACTTAAGCATTATGCAAATGAGCGTATGCTTATATTTGATCAGGAATTGATGGCGTTTTGTATGGGAAACTGTATAACCTTAGAGGATACCAATGGCAATAGGAAACTTTACAAGAAACGTCGGGATCAAAAGATCGATAATGTTTCAGCCTTGATGGATGCCTACATTGCTTGGAAGGCAAACAAGGATGCATTTGAGTAAAGTCTCAATTTTTTCGGAGGAAATTCAAAATGGTATACGTTATGACTGATGAACTCTACCATCATGGCATTAAAGGCCAAAAGTGGGGCGTAAGAAATTACCAAAACGCTGATGGAAGTCTTACAGCTGCTGGCAGATTGAGATACTACGGAGATTCAGCTGCTGGTAAATTGAGAGACTATGGAAATACAGCAAAGCAAAAAGTTTCTTCGATGCGTGAAGCAAAGTATGCTAAGCGAGATAGAAGAGGTATTGTGGGTCGTCCGAAAGACAGATCGCAGCAAAGTAAAAATCATGTCTTAGACATGATCGGTGGAAGAAAGATTAATGCTGACTATGAAACTCGTGTACAACGTGGTAAAGAGCTTAAATCTAGAGGGCGTACAGAGGTCGGCGCTATAGGAAGATTCATCGGAAGAAAGATTCTTTTCGGAATTGGAGCTGGTCTAGCTGTTGGAGCTCTATCGAATGGTTCAGCTCTTGCAAATTTTGCTGATGCTGATAAATTGGCAGACGCATTGGATGCTGGTTCAAATGCAGCGCAATCGGTTTTGAAAGTTGCTGGCACGGCATTCTTAGCTACAAGTGCCATTAGAACTTATCAGGATATTTCTGATATACATACCTACAAAGAGGATAAACGTAGTCAGAAAAGAAAAAATAAATAGGGTTTAATTAAATTGATAGGAGGCATCTCCAAATGCCCACATTAGCTGAAAGGCTCCAGCATGGCTGGAATGCCTTCATCAATAATAAAGATCCGACAACGGTTATCTCGCCAGAGATATATGTTGGATCAACATATTATCGGCCCGATCGTGTACGATTGTCGAGAGGTCATGAACGTTCTATTATTAATTCGATTTACAATCGAATGGCTGAGGATGTTGCTTCAGTTAATATTCAGCATGTTCAAACTGATGATAATGGGCGCTTCTCAGATGCTATGAAGTCAGGACTTAATAATGTTCTAACTACAGAAGCAAATCTTGATCAGACAGGAAGGGCTTTTATCCGCGACGTTGTAATGTCAATGTTTGACGAAGGCGTTGTAGCTTGTGTTCCTGTTGACACGAGCGTTGATCCGGATTCAAGTAATTCGTATGATATTCTGACGATGAGGACCGGAAGGATTACTCAGTGGAGACCCAATCATGTTACTGTTGAACTATACAACGAACGTACGGGTAAGAAACAGGAAGTAACCCTTAATAAAAAGATGGTGGCAATTATAGAGAATCCGTTCTATTCAATTATGAATGAACCGAACTCTACTTTGCAAAGGCTAGTTCGAAAACTAAATCTGCTTGATACTATAGATGAGCAGAGTAGTTCTGGAAAACTAGACCTTATTATACAGCTTCCGTATGTAATTAAGACGGAGGCTCGTCGACAGCAAGCAGAACAAAGGCGTAGCGACATTGAGCAGCAGCTTACTGGTTCTAAGTATGGCATTGCTTATACAGATGGAACCGAGCGTATCGTTCAGCTAAATAGACCGATTGAGAACAATTTAATGAAGCAGATCGAATACCTGACTGAGACATTAATGAGCCAGCTTGGGATTACGAACGAGATCTTAAATGGTACTGCAAACGAGTCTACTATGATGAACTACTATAATCGTGTTATTGAACCAATCTTATCTGCTATAGCTGGAGAATTTAATCGGAAGTTCTTAACAAAAACGGCTCGAACTCGTGGCCAGACAATCATGTTCTTCCGAGATCCGTTTAAGCTTGTACCGGTAGCGAATATTGCCGATATAGCTGACAAGTTTACACGCAATGCGATTCTTACTTCGAACGAAGTCCGTGGAATTATAGGGTTTAAACCCTCGCAAGATCCAAAAGCGGATGAACTCAGTAATAAGAATCTTAAGCAGCCGCAAGGAGAAGAAGGCGATATGCCCCCAGAAGAATACGAAGAGTATGATGAGGACATAGAACTGGATGATTCTGGCGGCGATTCTGGTTTTTAAGGAGCAAATTCAAAATGGCACAGAAATTTGACTTTGGCGGATGGGCGACTAAGAACGACCTCCTTTGTGCAGATGGTCGTATTATTCGTCGTAACGCTTTCAAAGAAAATGACGGCCAGACAGTTCCGCTGGTGTATCAGCATAACCACAATGATCCCACTGGTATTCTCGGACATGCTTTGCTTGAGAATCGTGAAGACGGTGTTTATGCCTACTGCAGCTTCAACAATACCATGAACGGTCAGCACGTAAAAGAAGCTGTCGAACATGGAGACGTTGTCTCGCTGTCTATCTATGCAAACAAACTGGTCCAGAAGGGTCAGGATGTTCTTCACGGACTGATTCGTGAAGTTAGCGTCGTGCTTGCTGGTGCAAATCCCGGCGCATATATTGATAACCCGATTTTAGTTCATGGCGAAGGCACAACGGATGAATGTTATGAAGACGTTCTCGATGAAGCCATGATTTATACGGGCGAACCAATTGAGATGTATCATTCGTATGATGAAGACGAAGAATATGTAGAATACGAAGAAGATACTGAAGAATCTGACGACGCTGATGTCGGTGCAGATGCAGATGAAGAATACGAAGATGTCGAAGAAGTCGATGACGATGCAGAGT